ATGGGGCGTGGTTCTGGTGTGTCATCGGGCCCGATAGCCCTGTAAATACCCAGAAGATTAAGCCGGCAAATGCGCTTAACGGCGTCATTAATGGCCTCATTATACTCGTCCTCTGTGTTGTCGGATGTCACATCAGTCAAACGAGCCATATACTCGAGAGTATAGTAGCCATGATCGACATCAAACGAACGCCAAGCATCGAAATCGGTAAACGGATTGAACGGGTTGTCGATGGTAGTGACCATCAGCTCGTCAGCCATACACGATCACCTCCTTATGTATCGAAGTCAGCGATGCCTATAGCCCTGATGAGCGTGCTGACAGACACGTCCATCATGGAGGCAACCTCTTCCTGTGTGTATCCGCGCTTAAGCATGGACTTAGCTGTAGCGATTTTGGCCGTTGACATGCCTCTAGCAGTCCTTGGCGTAGCGAGCTGCCTTATACGTGCTGTATTGGAGTTCTTCAATATGGCCCGTATAACAGTCTTATGCAAAGCACCTGAATTGATGGCTTCCCACTCTCTGGCAGTAAGCGGATTCTCCTCATCGCCTATAGACAGCTTCTTTGCGCCTAGCCGTCGTCGTGCATTGTCAAGCTCCTTAGCTCTAAGCTTGCGAATCTTGTCCTTGTCCTGCTTAAGCATAGGATTATTGTACAAAAGCGTTGACATAACTTTCTGAGCCATAGCCAAGGCTTTTCTTTCAAGCGGTTGATTCGCTTCTGCAATTCTTAGTTTTGCCTTAAGCGATTCAACCTCTTTTGCATATGTTTCAGCAGCCATCTTGTTATAGGGCAAATCCTGAGTGGCGCGGGCCTGTTTTCGGCATTCGTCAGCCATGCGCTTCATAGAGTTGGCGAAATCTGCATAAATTGCCTCAATTTTTGTCGTTGAGTTAGGCGAGCCCGACACGAGCTCGTACGCGTCTTTCGCCCGAAACATTTTTGTCACTGTTTGCACAGCGTTTTCCTCAGAATTGTAGCCTTCTTTTGCAGGCTTTGCTCTATGTTTTTTCCCGTTTTCATCCACATAAGCTTCTTGAGCTTCCTCAGCAGGGTGCCATTTTTTGTATTTTCGCCCAGTCTTCTCGAAAATTTGCTTACCTTCGTCGTAAAGTTTCCTTTCTTCCGGAGTAAGACGAGAAGGTGCTTTTTCACGCTGCTCAAGTATGTGGTCTTCAGCGCCGGCTTTGGAAATTATTGTTGACGCGCCGCTTCTTTCGCCACCTTGCCATTTGGCTTTTAGTCCTCGAATGTCTTCCATTTCTTCGGACAATTTCCAATTGTATTTATGCTTAACGGCATCAATTATGACCATCGAATGCCGAACCGCCCTAACTATGTCTTGGGGAGGTGCACCTTTTATGGTCATATCCGTTATAAGATTTGAAACTCGCCCCATTTCCTGCTGTTTTTGACGTTCTGTCAACACGGGCATTCCTTCATAAGCAGGGTATAGAGCTCCAGGATCGAAGTCTTTAAGTCCTTCAAGCGGTTTTGCAGTTCTTACTTTAGTTTGCGCCATAGGTATAACCAGAACTGTATCACCATCGAAGTCCGCGCCAGACAACTGGGAAGCAGCTTTCGGATGTATACCGACAGCATCTATAGCCTCACCGATCATTTTCTTGGCAACCGAATTTCGATTATTTACGCGAAGAACCGGAGACTCAAACGGACCCGCATAAGGGAAACGAACGCAGGCAACAAGTTCTCCATCTTTGTACCCAGGAGCATAAATCTCATCGGGCTTCAATTTTGGAACTGGGAGAATTACTTTCGAAGCCTGCCGCGGCAAAGACGCAGCATACAAATCACTTGCGTCAGCATCGCATTGCCTAGCGAAATCTTCAAGCATTTTTGCTCTAACAGTAGGATTCGTAAGAGACATAATCTCTTTATACTCATCCTGGACCATTTCTCGCTTCAGATCCAGCTGTTTTTTAGCTAGCGATGGAGCCTGCTTAGACAAAAACTGCGAAGACAATCTTTGCTTCCACTTCATCCAATCGCCCTCTTCGCTGACAATGTTCAAAGCTGACAATTTAGTCTTGCCATCTTTGTCGACATAATGACGCTGGGCCCTGATTAGCTGATCGTCGAACATTTGGATACTAGCGCCAAATGGATTGTCAGGGTCATCTTTAAGCGGTTTCAAGGCAGCCATCTTGTCACCGTGGCATTCAGCCCGCGTCTTATTAGTGTTGAACACAATGTCAACTCCCGGAGGAAGATCATCGCTATGAACTGCCATGCCTTTTATATAGTGCGTGCCGTCGACAGCGATACGCACCTGAGCATACTTGGCATTTTTCAGAGAGATGTCCTCAACTCCACGACGCAACTCTACAAGGCCGTCCTTGTCCTTGCCACCTTCGTCTCCGAACTTTACCATGAGTCTGGACGAATCAACGCTGACTGGCCTCTCAATCGGCTGGATGGTTTTTCCTCCATCCTCCGAGTAAGCATCGTTAGGGAGCCTTACCCTATCTCGATTCCTGACTGCGTCTTTGAACGTAGTTCCAGGCTTAGCCAGCACTGTCATCGTCGTCGTTTTTCCGGGCCTGCCTGTTGGGACAGGAACGTTGATTGTGACGTAGCCTTCCTCGTCGCACAACATTCGAACAGCCGCGTTAAGCCGGTGACGAGTAATTCCAAGGTGATGTTCTGCCCCCCCCCCGATGTCTATATAATCATAACGATCAACATCATCTTTGAGAATCTTAGCATTAACTTCCGTTTTCTGCTGATTCTCCTTAACAGCGGGGTTAAGCAGCGATGTTACCGTCGAATACGGGAGATTCATTCGCCGTGCTATTTGAGCTTTAGTCAAGCCTTTCTCAGTAAGCTTGGCTGCAAGAGCTTGCTTGTAAGCACGATCCTTGTGGTCAGCAGCAGTTATGTTGGCGCGCAGTTCGGAGGAATTCTTCATACCGAAGTACTTGACTATTTCTTGCTCACTGGCGCCACCCTTTTTCAGTTCACGGTACCTAGACAGAAACGTTGCATCACGTTGGTATGGGTTGTCACCTGATCCCCAAGGGTATCGACCAGAATGCCGAGGCGTCCCGTAATGTTGTACTGCTTGGTCATCGCTGTCCAAGTCCTCCCATCCTGTCATCAACTCTCGTTCGCTGTCCATGGCAATGCCTCCTCCTTCAGATGATCAATTCGTTTGTCGAACAACACAATTTTGTTCATGACGTCTTCTATTTTAACAGGGTCGGGGACATGAATGGCAACATCGTCATTCTGATAAATCCTCAACTCCATGTTGATGTCACTAGGCTTAAATTTATACTCCAAACAAAACAGAGATGCGTATATTTCAAGCTGATGTATTGACGCCGGAGAAACGCCGGTCTTCAAATCGTGTATTCTAAGCAGATTGTCATCGAACGAAATAGAATCGGCGGTGCCGTAACAATTTATAGAATAGAAGAGTGGCTGCTCAGGAATCATCCGATAACCTATGGCGTCATTCACGTACATGTTCAGTGTCATTTGCACGTCTGGAAGTACTACACCCAACATTATTAGATGCTTAGCCAACTCGTGCAATTCGGTTCCGCGCTGAATCGCCATGTATTTTTCGTAGCTATCAGACAACTTGGACTCGCTATAGTTTAGCCATTGGTATTTACTTGGGGACAGAAAGGCGTGCTGTCCCTCAAGAGTTGAATGCTTTTTGAAGATCATAGAGTACTTGCTCCTTGTTTTCGGGGTAAACGAAACGCGCAAAGCTCATCTGGTCCAACTTGTTTACATAATATTCTTGATTTGGCTGATGATGCGCGTCGGCGCTTCGCTTGCATTCCAGAGCAGCCCATTGCTCATTGTACAATACTATGAGATCCGGTATACCCTGGATGTAACCAGGATCGTTTTTCATCACAACGCAACCTGGAAAAAGAGTTTTAAGATCGTCAATCAACTTTTTTTGGAAGTCACGTTCCTTCATAGCCAAAACTCCTTACAAAAAAAGAGGGTATGAGTTTGATTAAACAAACATACCCTCTCTACTAAGCGACGTGTTTTTCACGTGATTTTTTCGTCAGCAAGAAATTGGTTCTCGTTGAACTTTTTCTTGCTTCGAAGCGCGTTGGTAATGGCTGTGTCAATCGATGACCTGGACTTAAGCGTGTAATAGTAAAGATCCCTATACGGAGTGTTCATCCTGTCGATCCTTCCCGCTGCTTGAATCATGGTCTTGTAACTGTAGTTTTGGGAATAGAACACAATCGTGTCAGTCAAAACGCAGTTCCATCCTTCTGCCCCAGCAGTGTATTGAACTAAGTACAACCAAGAATCGCTTTTAGGTATTGGCTCATGCCTATGGCCATTCCATTGAGCAACTTGACAACCTAGATTCAGCGTCAATAGTGCTTCTAACTCGTAATCGAAATTGTAGAACACTATTAGACGTCTGTGCACACGGTAAAGCTCCTTAACAGTGCTTAAACGCTCTACACTAGAATTGACAACACGCCGCAATAGATAGCACACTTTTGCCATATCCTGAATAGGCTCGTTAGAGTATGGATCCCAGCGATTCTTCAATACAGTGCGATACTTGTCTTCATCGTATGAAACAGTTATGCTCTCGAAATGAGGAACAGTTATCTTTTTGGCAGACATGACTACAGTAATCCTCCGTCTCAATGTCTCAAGCTTCGTAACGTTTACATACTTCTCGATCTTCGGATACTTTGTGCAATAGTAACTGTACACAACATGCTGCCTTAGAAAGTCGGTCCGATTCTTGTAAAAGCCATTAGCTATAAACACAGGCGCATAGTCAAGCCAAGTATCGCCTGGGGTAGCACTGAGCAAGATCCATCGATTGCTTTTAGAAATTTTCAGAAACGACCTGACCCACTTGCCCGAACCAACTACTCGCTGTTCGTCGAAAATGAAGAACGAATCCGTTACGTCCTCAAATTTGTGCACGTTGTTCCACGAGTCAATATGTATCGAAACACCACTCTGCTGGACGGGCCATCGCTCGCACTCGGCGTCCCATTCTTTTGTGTCGCGCTTTCTCGCTGTCGTAATAATATACAGCGCTTTATTGTCAGGCCTTTTAGAAAGCTCTTTAAGGAAAAAAAAGCCAAGCGCGGTTATAGATTTGCCAGTTCCGACTCCAGCCGAAAGGATGGAGCCGGAATCTAGCTTTTCAATGGCGTCCAGCTGATACGGAAGCAGCTGGGCGTTGGCCATTAGAACGGAACCTCTTCTTCAAGCGAAGGAGCCATGGTCGATTCCGCATACTCCTTGGCCAGATCGTCTTCTTCGAGTGTCACGTAAAGGCTGTTCAGATACGCAGTTACACCAGACGAACCGTCGACGGTTGTCCACGCGCTGCCTCTAAACGACAAGTCCGCACGCTGAATGTAGGCGTTGTCCAGGAACCCGATCGTATCCGCGTCGAGCTCGTTCCTAGTGCCAGAGGTCATAACCACAACGACGGGCTTCTGGTATTTGTATGACACCTTGACTTTCAGAATGTTCTGCGGGTCATCGCCATCATGGTACGGGGGAAGCGTTTTGACTTTGTATCCACGGCTCTCAAGCTCAGCAGCCTGATCGTCGTTCAGAACGACAACAAAATTCCTGTCGCCCTCGTTGTTGAACCGACGAGCCTCGCCGGCGAAGTTACGGAAGATCAGCTTAACGTCACGAAGAGTAATGAGATCCCTCGGATTAGTATTAGTCATTGCAATGTTCCTCCTTACTTAATCACAGTCGTGCTGTTCTCGAGTTCAGCCCCGCAGGCGGCATAGCCTGCGAGGTCAACCCAGTTATCGTCCTTTGCATGGCCGGAGCCAATGCGTGCAATCTTCAGCAGGGCCATCATAGCCGCTACATCTTTTGCCTCCAAATCTGGCTTGGAGACACCGTGGAGATAAGCACTCCACATTTTGGCGATCATGTTAAAATTGTTCTCGGGAGAGCCGTAATCCTGCTCTCGAGAGCCGCTAACGCACGAGTTCGCCTTTTTCAGGCATTCAGTTCGAGTCATGGTCGTGTTCCTCCTTATGGTCGTGTCTTGTGCCGCTGACGAAGTCTTCGAAACTTCCAAAAGCGGATATCGTGTCGATGGCCTTGTCGGCCATAGCTGTATAAAACGTGCGGTCAATGTCGGCCTCCTTGTCGGTCAATCGAACAACCTCTGATTCGAGCCAGCGGTATCCTATTGACCCGCTAACTGAATCAAACTTCCCGCCCTTTTCACGAACAAGTCTTCCTCCGCCACAGTTAGGACGAATGGGGGAGAAGAGTCCGACTTTTCCTACAAATTGATAGCAGTGGCCTTTGGCGATCCTCGCTTCAAGCTCAGCCATCTCTTGCTGCTCAGGTGATCCTTCTTCAGGATTTGGATACAGCTTCTGCAACTTTTTGAGCCTGGCTGTTTCCGCAGTGACATCAGGAAGCTTCTCGTTCATGTCTAGATAGATAGCTGTGCTGACTGACTTCGTTTCACACAGATCGCGGAACTCTATCGGCTCTTTGGTGAAAAGAGTTTTGAACACGAACGGCTGCTGAAACTGAGCACCAGTGGCAGTCCAAGCTCCATCATTGTAGTTGTCGGCGTACTTCGCAATGTACACAGCGTCGTTAACCAAGCACATTCGATCATATGTGGCCTCGTGCTCAAAGTTGTACCCGTACTCTTTTCCGAAATCCATGACGAACTGAATAATCTCAGGCGTCGCATTCGGAATCTTGATAGAGTCCGTTTTTATATGAGCAACTGTAAACCCTCTACGCTGAACTTCATGCTTCAAGTTAACCATGAACAGCGCCCCTCGCTTAGCAACGATGTTGTCTCGGTTGCGCTTGTCACGAAACTTGGAGTCGAAGCCGGCCATTGTTAGACCATACACCGAATTGATGGCTATCTTCAAAGCTTGCGCCAAATCCTTAGCAGCAGAAGCGTCTCCTAGATAAGGAGCGAACGCTCCGCCAAGCATTCCACGAGCTTTGTCAAAGTCCTTATGCTTGATCGCGATTCGTGCATCGAGTATTTCTTTGAACCTGGCTGTATATGTGTCTCCGAACAGGTTCTCTGCAACTATGGACGACGGATGCATCGACGCGATGTCAAGCAACGCGACGTCATAGTAGATTCCTGGCTCGGCATATACATAGCCACCTTCTCCGACTTCCTCACCACGATACAACGATTTGCCATTGTCGAACTTGTAACCTGGGAACACGGGCTTTGCACCATCGAACACACAATAGTTCGGATCGCAACCCTCCAATATTCTGTAAGTTTCGTAGTCCCGCATCTCACCAAGGTCACGATAGTTAAACTGACGTTGCGGATTACGGTCGTCGCCGAAGATAATCCTGGTTGTCAATGAGTTCGTAGTATCGTTGTAAGTCATTCCGGCGACTTTCGCTAGAATCTTGCGTGCTGACCAGTCTGCTTTTCTGTCAAGAAACACAGCCTCTGTTGCGTTTACATCATTGTCGCAGTATTCGGCGACCTTAGGCCACAGTTCCTCTGGAACAGGCTTGTCCCAAGGCAAGCCCAGCTCTTGATGGTGTATGCCAAGGTCGATCTCGAATTTCTTGAGAGACTGCTTTTTGCTAGAAAAGTCATAGACATCGGTATAGCTTACGTTGTATGCATCGCCAATCATTGCCGATTTAGAGCCTTCAACGATATGATGGCTTCTCTTGTACACAGACTCTATCGTGTCGCCAAGATATCGGCCATAGATGATGTGGTTATCGTATCTCCGGCAGTTGAACCCTACGAGCTTCTTCTTAAGGAACTCCTCAATCTGCTCAGAGGATGGATTGAACCAATGCACGCATTGCTTATCACCGAGTTGCTTCCAACAGATCAGCAGCAAATTAGGCACCACTTCCACGTCGTAGAAGCACAAGTCGCTTTCGTCGTCATCAACTTGCTCAGCCGGCGGAATGACTTCCACAGACTTGAATGGCATCGACATCACCAACTTAGTGCATCTGGCGCTTTGGTTTGTCGACTTGCACGCAAACTTAAACACGTCATTCTGCATGTCTGTTAGGTCATAAACCACACCAGAATCTTTGGCCTCATGCAGAATGTCGTTGATGAAGTTGATGCACTGCGAAGTCGAGCCGAACTCCTTGTTCAAGCACCGCTTAACAATGTCATGAAGACTCTTGTCAGTCCTCACGTATTCCTTATTAAGCGTGGCGCTCACCTTCTTCAAAGGGAGGCCACCTGATATAGTGGCTATAGGCAAATCGTTGCATAAGCTTAGTTTCCTCCTTACAGCACTGTCGCCATTGCATACTTTTACCTCAATGCCTTCATCAACCAAATGCGCCAACTGAGACGTATCGCCTGTGTAGATGTAGTGCAAATGCAGCCCGTTTCCGCCCTTGCTAACTTCAGCATATGTCGGAGGATAAGCCTCCGCCGCCTCAATGTTCTTCGCCAACGATTTCTGCCCAGAACTATCTCGAAGATCAAAGTCCAGGAAGATGTGCGAGACATTAGGCGGTTTGACATAATGCAGCTTGCGCGTGTCTATCTGAGACAAGGTTGTGGAAACAGTGGCCCATTTTGCCGATGGATACTCTTTAGATGTGGCGTATTGAGCAGGGCAGTCAGCCCATGCAGTGTCAAGTTCAGACTTGCAGCCCTCCTTAAGTTCTATCCAGCTTTTCTTGCTGCTTTCTTCTACTGGCTTGGCAATTGCAAACTTGTCACTCATGAACCCTGAATACCAAGACCGAACCTGCTTGCCATCAACCCTTGTGACCAAGTCGAAGTTCCTAAAATAGTTCTTCAGCTCTTCGCGGAACTTATGACGCTGAAGCTTATACGACGCGTCGATGTTCGCCAGCTTGCAATACGCATCGTACATGTCGTATGCCCTTGTCAGAGACACACCATCTACTTTAGAGAACTCGTCATAGTAGGATTCAACGTAGTTGAAGAAAGGATCGGTCTGGTAAATCATAGACAGTGGTTTGTAGTTCGAATAGTAGTTCTTCCCAAGCTTCTTATACACACTCAAGCAGTGAGCTGCAATGGCTCCTAGCTCAAAATCGATCTGAGCTGTAAGCTGGTCATATTCTTCAGGCTTCAGCTTTCGCCCAGACGGAGACACATCGATCAACCGGCGAATCAGACCGCTTTTGGCATCTGTGATCTTGACCGGCTTGTTTGTTCCCATGAACAGAAAACAGTTCAGCTTGATCGTGTATGGCGATTTGAACTTCTCATTGAGCACCATCTTCTCATGTGACACTAGAGAGTTCAGCTTGGTGTTGTCTTCTATCCGACTAAGGTCACCGTCGTGTTGGATCGCAACCAACGGGTTGCTCTTAAACTGCTCCATGGCAAACTGGTTACTCTGCGAAACGAGGTCTTTTGCATTGAACATCGTGTAGTACCCTGGAAACAGTTTTTCGATAATGTTCAAGAAGGTGGACTTACCGGATCCGTGCTCACCGTAAAGCACTATGAACTTCTGTATACGTTTGCTGTCGCCGGCTATTATTGACCCTACTGCCCACTCCAATTTCTCACGCTCTGGCTTATCATACAGGGTGGCCATGATTGTCTCGTATGCGTCGCACCGACCTTCCTGGAGAGCGTAGGGGAGCTTATGGCTAACGTAGTCACTCTTCTTCACCTCGTCATTTGCAAACGTCAGACGCTCATCAAGCTGATGGCTGGTGTCAGGCATGTTCTGCATGAATTTCTTGAACTGGAGCCAGCTGCCTGATGAGAACTCTTTCATGGTCATGATCTTGTAGCTGCCATCAACATTGCCTCGCTTCTTAGCATACTCGAACAGAGCCTCATCAACCACTCGTCTAACAACAAGCTCGTCTGTAGACCACATGCCTGTACGTTCGTCCCATATGGCCCAAAAAGCTTTGCCGCGAACCATCAAATCTTCTGAGACACTGACATTGAAATCGGGATAGATTTCGTACACCCCAGATCGTTTACTTCGTTCGCGGACTTCAAAAAAGTCCATCTTCTTTCACCTCCTTTTATCGCGTTTTTTGCGGCTGTGACAGTTGTGACGTTTTTTCGCCCTGTTCCTATTAAATATATAAAATTAAACTTTCTAAGGTTAATAGGGTAAAAAAGTGTAAAAGTGTCACACTTTTCGACTCGTTAACATTCCCTTAACATAAGACCCCTTATTTACGGGGCCTCTGGTCGAAAATTAACACAAATTTAATGTTACACTTTTCAAAAAAAAGTGTCACAGTGTGACACTTTTTTGTCACACCCAAGGTCATCACCGCTCGCACTTAACACGAAGTTAACATACAAAGTGTCACAAAATCCAGAAAAGTGTCACACTTTTTAGGGCATTTCATCCTCATATTTGTGCTTCCACTCTTTCTTCTCCTTGATATACATGCCCATTATTGAGGTCAATTCTTCCAGATGACGGTCCCTCGCTTTGAGGTTTCTACTCGTCGGATTGGCAAGACACGCCCTGATTGCACGCAGCAGATTCTCTACGCGCTCTATGTCCAATGTGGGCTCAGGCGGTATACGCTTCTTGCCAAATCTACGTTTGAACCAGGCTTTGATAGTTCTCATCATATGGCTCCTTTCTCAATCAGGTATGCATTCATCTGGTACCATATCTCCACGTATCGCTGGTCTTCTCCAGGATGGTTCAGTGGGAATAGGCCCCCGGTTCCATCAGGCTCGTACATACGGTCTAAGAACGTGTTGAGCACTACATCAACCGCAAACGATCCGTCGTTCTGGTAGTACATGTCATCGGAGTAGGCAGTCAAACCTAGGTTGTCGATCATCTCCCAGAAGAACCAACTGGTATGATCTGTCTCGTCCAAATCAGGGTCGCTCATCTCGAAGTTCATCCGCTGCGCCAGAGCTACTAGCACCTCCAGCACGTTACACGGCCCTTCCAGAATCTCCGATTTGCTCATGTGGTTGTCTGCTCTAAATATTTCTCTTAACGCCAGCCCATCTAGCGCTCTGTTCTCGTCCATCGGCAGTGTATACCGAAATCCTTTGCTGAACAGGTCGTCCATAAGACTGTAGTATTGGGCTTTGCGCTTGTGCAGACCAACTATTTTACACAGCCATACGAAGTACGACTGCTCGATTTTAAGCTGTGTTCTCTCTTCGGCCATGGCGTATAATCATGTTCACCCCCTAAAACAAAAAAGAAGGGGTGAGTTGCTTTCACCCCTTCATCGGCCTATCGCTCCTTAAGTTCAGGAGCCCATACGTTCTCGTCGATGTCTATCACAGTGCATATTCCTGTATAATCATTGTATAAATATACAGTTTCGTCAGCTGTTATAGACAGCCAGTTCATCACCGTCACGCCAAACTCAGATTCAGGATCATCGACTGGCATTTCTTCGTCAACGTCTACAAGCAGATTCGACCCGCGATAGAAAGTCAGTCGCTGCGTCTCTGCTTCGGCGTATGCATAATTCCAGTCTTCCTCAGTTATTACGTGCGGTTTTTCGCTTCCCGGTTTTTCGGCTTCCGGCGTTGTTGATTTAACGAAGTGCCCCGTGACTTCTTGGGGTTCTTCGAATATAGGTCCTTGCTGCGTTTCGTGTTCACATTCATGGGTTGCATCATAAACTATCACTCCTTCGTCTGAGTTATAAAGTTTTTCTGCGGTTACAAAACCGCCGGCGAACCCTATGAGCCCGCCGGCAATGAAAACAAGTAACGCATGCCCCATATTAGTACCTCTTGTGCTTGTAGATGTGCTCAATGAGGCCGTCAACGTTGAAGTCGAGGATGTACGCGCTCGGGAACTCGTCGTCGCCAGCACCGGTAAGGTAAACCGGCTTATACGTTATTACGATCTTCCCGTCGCCAACGAACGGCGTACCGTCGTCGTCCCATTTGTTGGCAACCCAACCAACGCGAGCACCGGCTTCAGACAGCTCAAGATCCATCAGCTGGTAGATTCGCTCAAGATACACATGGCCGTCGCTGTAGAGCCAGTCATTGGCGATCTCGGCACACTTCCTGAAGTAGGCTTCGTTGTGAAGCGGGTCGTTTCTCCAGTTGATGTTGCTAGGACGGAACCACCTGGCATACGGGCTGAATTCTTCACCATGGATCACATCGTCCAACTCGGCCCATCCAACGCGGTTACCCTCCTGAGCGCCGTCTTCTTCCTCGACGTCAAACTCGTCGCTACGAGACCCATCGCCAAGACGGAGTGGTTCGCTATTAGGCGCCGGTTTGATGGCCTTATAGGCTTTGTCCAGCGCCACATAGGCGGCACCGATGGCCAGGTTCTCCGCATGCAACTGCCTGTACGAGCCGATGCTGCACGCAATCGACGCTACTTGCAGCGCTGCCGGCAGGCTGTATAGCTTGCCAATGGATGCGATCGTGTGCCTGTACAGCTTGCGCATGTCCTTATGAAGGGCCTTCTCGTCATAATCCTGAGGATCTTCCTCATGGCGAGCCTTCATGTTCTCCAGCTCCGCGTTGTGCACGTCGATGATAGGCTCGAGTTTCGTAGTTGCTACGCAAGCTGTCACTGTCGCTCCAACGCCGGTGCCAACGGCCGTTACGGTCTTAATCAGTGGACCGTGCACTCGCCAGAAGAACTTCGCCTTTTGGCCCAACGACGCCGCAGATTTCCCGATATTTGCCAAGAATGCCAGACTCATACGCTTTCCTCCTCAAAAAAGTTCTTGTATTTGGCTTTAAACCGCCTAGTATTGATCCACGAAACGAGTTTTGCCGCGCCTCCGCCAAGCAAACCCGCTCCGCCAACCACCAAAAGTGCCGTTCCGAGCCTCGAACCAGTGGTTATCAGCTCCTGATCCTCGGCCACGGCAGTCTCTTGCGGTGTATCTGTACACTTGCCATGAATGAAAATTGCCATAAATGTCCTCCTTTATCTGATTTGCACAGGTCTCGGCAATTTCAGCGAGAACGTGCCATCTGCATTCGCCATAATTGCCGTCTGCACAATCTCGTCCTTACGCCAGCCGTATTTAGCTGTGGTGTAGTCGTCCGTTGTGATGCTCGAGAACGTGTAGTACATCTGCACAGACACAGCATTGTACCGAGTCGCATACTCGATCAGCTGGTTCCTCACAGCGTCGGCATCTTCCAAGGACTGGAATACGATGTTTTTAATCGGCACTCGAGCCCCGGGAGACACAACTACCGACGGTTGTGTAGCCCTCTGCTGTGTAGCATGGTAGTCAATACCGGGCTGTTGCACAGGGCGCGCTGCACTTTGATACGGTCCACGATACGGAGCGTGGTAGAAGCAGGTGCTCAGAACGTTCATCAGGCCTGTTTGCAGATCCGGAAGCACCGCCTCGTGGATAACATCGTGTACGACCGTCTTGATGTCCGCATAGAAGAAGGCGTCTGCGAATTTGTCGCCGAGACTCTTCTTGCGGATAGTGCCAGGAGCCACAGACCTAGGTGCAGGCGGAGTCTGCTTCTGCTCTGGCTGAGGTTGAACACCAAGATTCAGGGAATTGGAGGGGAATTGATTCTTCTCGCTCATTTCAGACCCTTCTTTCTGAGAATCTCGTCATAATTCGGTCTCGTGTCGGCCAAGAACTTCCTCCATTTGGCCCTGACTGTCGCCGCGCAGTCCACAAAGGCGTCCATGGTGTCAGATATATGGGTGCTAACGTTGTAGCCCACCCATGCTGACAGTCCAACTGTGCCTACAGAGACCATAACTTGCGAGAACTTGTCGAGATCTCTGTCTTCGAGGAGCTTGTCGATGGCCAGCTCGGCGATCATCTCCGTTCCGATGCCGCAGGCTGTGCCAACTGCGAAGTTTGTCGCTGATACGATTGCTTTAGTATCCATTGCTGTTTCCTCCTTTATTGTTGAGTCAGCTTCTTGATGAGCTCTGCCTTCGCGTCATCATCCATGAAGTAGTAGTTCGTCGTTTGGGTCATCATCATAGGCGTGGTTGACGCTTTGCTAGGAGCTGCCGGTCTTCTAGAGTTTCCAACCCGCTTGCAGATCGCTGCACTAACGCCTATAAGGGCCGCTCCGGTTGCTGCTGGTGCCAACGCTGCTGCGATGTCAGCAATGTCCGCCATTACAGATTCAGTCATTACAGTTTTGGCCGTGTCAGTTACCTTCCCAACCAGTTTCTGCCAAAAAGCCACCGTATCGCCTCCTTAAAAAAAGAGGAGTGCTATGTTTCCATAACACTCCTTTCTTAACGTCGTCACTCGTTGTTGTTGTCATTATCACAGGTGGTCGTCATCGTCGGATCGACAGGCAGCTCTCCGGGCGCCTCATCCTTGTTCTTAAGATAGGCGTACATTCCTGCTGCGCCAAGACCGATGCCGCCAATAGTGCCGCCGAGTGCGAACCACTCCGAATGAGTGGTAACGAACCGGCGGACCTTGGCCATGCCGCTCTTGATGTGGCCGAAGAAGCCCTTCTTTTCCTTAACAGGGATCGGGGTCGGTACCGGGGTAGGGATCTGGTTCTGGTCAATCTGATTGTTGTTGTCAGCCATGATAGGTTCCTCCTTTTACTTATGTGACTTTCGTCCACTAACAGCTTTGTTTTATCCGTGATTATTTATCTTGTCGAAAGTCGTCGGCTCGTATTCCGTGTCAAGCACAATGCACGGTTCGCCGTTGTCTGCTGGCCCATACGCGAAATACCACT